AGCTCAATAATATTTCCTTTAGTATCTTTAATTGGATAACAATATCTAGGGTCTAGTCTTTGTAAATAAGGGTCTCTATCTTTTGGATCTTTTGAAAAATCTGACCATACACCGCAGTACGCAGCTCCAGCTCCAGCATAATCTCCCCACCATTGAGCCATTAACTGATTGATATTAGAACCTGTCCACAACTCGTGAACTCTTCTTTCTCTTTTTCTAGCAGCTCTTTCGCCACCTTTTAAATCTTTATTTACAGGGACAGGCACTCTAACTGATGGAATTACTGCTCCACCAATAGCAGACCAGTGATGTATTCCCATTTCTATAATATTTGCTACGGAAGGTGCTTCGGCAGTAGCAGTTAAATTCTGCCAGAGCATATGCCACTCTCCATTAACAATGGAGGTTACTTCTTTAACTCTAGCCTTCCATTCACTATGGGTTTCAATTAATTGATTTCTTCTATCCCAAAAACCCTGTGCTGGAGACAAATTCCTAGAACCTGAGTTAGCAGACTCTAAGGGTGTTCCAAAATTTAATTCTCTACTCATTTTTTCCTTGCGAACATTCTATCCCTAATAATAGGCGGAATATTCCGTCTTGACACGACTTTTCCTAAATCTATGCTAAAAACGGACGAACTTTTACATTCGCCATTTGCGACCCAAAAAGCTATCAAAGCATCCTGCTCTTTAGCCCAAGGGAATACTAGCATATCATCCATCAAAGGTTCAAGCTTTTGCTTATCAGAAATAGTAGCAGAAGGAAATGCAACAAGGCCGCTATAGAACAGAGCCTGCATAGCTCCAATACCATACTCTTCGTCCCACTTAGAACCTCTTTTACTTCCGACACCAATAGTTTTATGTTCAACCATTCTTGTTCCTGCCCAGTTAGCTCTATTTCTAACAGTCTCATCTCCAAGAAGTGTTGGTGCGAAGTTTGTTTCAATTACTGAGTACGCAACTCGGTGATCTTTATACTTCTCCCAAAATTCATATAGTAATTTATTTCTAACTCCTGTAGCACCAAGTCTATGTCCGACAAAAATATCTACAACAGTTCGTACACCTGACTCTGGATTGTACGCCAAAAGTACAGAGGCAGCTCTACCTGTTGTTGCTGGGTCAACTCCTAGGACTAAAATCTCGTCAGGAAAAACCTGACCGATAGTTCTATTGGCACCTAGCTCTAAAGCGTTGTCAATAAGCTCTTGTTTAAAAATTGCTTCTTCATGTTGTACATCTTCTTGTTGGTACACAAGTTTCCATCTCAAAGGATCTCTAGAGCAAATCTCATCTCTAATATCTCTTAGTCCAGGGATAAAAATTTCTGTATCAATTGAAGGGTCGTACTCCCATTTACCATCTAGTGACCAATACTCTTTCCAGTTAGGTTTCTCTGTATCAGTATGCTCTTCTATAATCGCAGGTATCGATACGCTACGAAAAATTTTATGGTCTTTCCAAGACTCTTTCCATTGTCCATAGTTATCTAATGGGTGAATCCTAGTTCCATTTACTAAGGTCTGACCTCTCTGGGCCCTTGACCTTGCCTCCTGGGTAAACCATTCGTCAATTCTTCTTCTTCTAACATCTGTTTGTTGGTTCTCTAGAGTCAAAGCGTCATCAAGAATTAATAAATCCAAACGAGCACCATAAATCTGCTTACCTACAGATAGAGCTTGTAAGGTTGGATCTCTCTCACCTGACTCTCTCTGTCGAATTGTAATCTGATCTTTAGACCAACTGAACCCATCAGACTTTTGAGATTTGAATCCATTGAAATCTTCTATGAGATTCCTTTCACAGTCTTTGTATAGATGTGGGTCAGTTAAATATCTTTTAATTCTTCCGAGTAAGTCTTGTGCCTTTTCCCCAGACTTCGTAACCAGGGCAATTCGAATGTCTGGGTTTTGGCACATTTTGTATACAGGATACCATAAAGCAGAAAGCGTTGACTTTCCAGATTCAGGGTGTCCTAAAACTAATACTAACCTTCCCTTCGGATCAGCGAGGCAATCTTCAATCTCTTTCTGATGCGGCGCAAACTCAACGTTAAAATATAACTTGCAGAATTCGGAAAAATCCATCTGCGATAAATCTGGGTAGGAATCTTTAACAGAATCTCCACTTCGTATTTCACGTGCTTCAGCGGCCCAATCTGGGTGTCTTTGAGAATTTTCCTCCCACCACTTTCTCGTGACACCAATACGCTTACACGCCTCGGAATATGTAAGCCCATATCTAATACATTCCAAGAAACATTCCATAGCCCAAGCTTTCCAGAGAGATGTACCCTTTTTGGCTGGTGGCGGAGGGAGATAAATTTCGACATCTTTATCAAAGGTTTGTATTTCATTATTGGCTCCAAAAATTTGTGCCTGTACTTTAGCTCTATCAGAAAGAAGGTCTGCTTTGGACCTCTTAGGTCTCCCTGCTTTTACTTCTTTTGACATAAACTTACTATACTATATATTTCCTCTATTACAGTCATAACATAATCCTGTAGTTCCATCTAAAGGGACCATCCTTTGACACTGCCTACAGTACCAGCTTGGTTCTTTACTCGTCATCATCCTCCAATAACTTACCTTGTGTTCTCTTTGGGACAGGTCTATCGCCCTCTTTCTCTATAATATCCCAACCTTCTTTAGTTACAAAGTACTGTTTTGACCTACCTTCACCTTCTTGTCCCACAAGCTCATCTCTAATCAACTGGGCTTTAGGTCGTTCAAATTTTCCACCCTCTAGATTTGCAGCTTCTCTCCAGGACTTATTAAAGAATTTCTCACCTCTATGGGTCGTAATATCGCCCAAGGCCTTAAGTAAGGTGAAGTCTCTAGCTTTAACTCCCTGTTGATAAGCAGTAAGGTACGCAGAACCTGATTCCATATCAGCACTAAGTACCATAGACCACGGTTTAAATGGTTCAGCATCCTTTTGTTTAGTACAGGTCATTTCAATAAAAGCATCTCCACTAGCAGTTAACTGTATGGTCGTATCCGCAGAAGCCCTTATAACAGATGAGCCTCTCATGGATTCTCCTGATTTTGTGTCGTGGTGCACTGCTAGAATGGCAGCACCAAAATTTTGTCTAAGTGTATCTATCATACCTACCACTTGGCCCATATCTTGTTGTAGGTTTTCATTCGCACCTACCGTACATCTCTGTAATGTATCAAAGACTATAAGTCCAGGGTTTATGTGTTCTACTAGATCTAAAAAATCTAATTGTTCCTGTGTAGGAACTTTTCCTACAGGGGCAAATAAGGGTACAGCGCTCGTGTAATAGAAGACAGGGGGAAACGTGGAGGCGTTCCTCTTATTCTTCCAGGCGGTTACACGAGCACCTAAGTACCCTATTCCTTCAGCTAATACGTATAGTACGGTCTTTTTTTCGGTCTCCCTACCAAACCATGACCAACCATTAGCTATAGTATTTGCCCAATCTAAAGATAAGAAAGTCTTACCAACACCTGCATCACTATGCAGAACTGTAAATCCTTCTTCCATGATAAAATCTTCAATTAACCATTTAGGTGGTTTTAATTTTGTGACTTCAGATCCCTTAATTGCTTTTAAGGGTTTATATCCATCTTGTCTTCTATGATGTTTTAATAAAAGTTCCAGTTTATCTGGTTGAATCATTTTGCCTCCACTATTCCCTGTAATATTAGTTATAGAAAATAATTATGCAACTAAAAGAAAAAAGAGTTGGGGGCTGTCCAACTCTTCTTTCAATATATAGGGGAAATTAATGAAAACCATTAATTTCTATAATGTAACTATACAGCAGGTACGTTTTTAGTCCAACTGCTTTTGGACTAAGTGGACTAAAAAGTTAGTCCAGATTAGGTTGGACTAACTTTCACAATTAGGAATTGGATGTATCGAATAAACCAATGATTAGTACGGTTTTTCGAACGCCAAAGTTAGTCCACTTATGTCCACCCTTTAGGGTGGACTAAGGGACTAAAGGGATAGGTTAATTCAAGGGGGTATATATTAAATAAGTCAATATATAGCTATATATAAGCATTTATATAGGTTTTTTACCTAAATGTAAGGGTTTTCGCAAAATTAATGTGGGGACTTTCTATAAGGGAGGGAATGGGCT